GTCCTCTGTTGGTGCAGGTATTCAATCTCTTAACGCTGTACTTATAACTCTTACAGGAATTGATGAGAGGATGAATAACATTGAGTATGAGTTTGTAACTCTTAAAGAATCTACTTATGTACAGAATGATATAGCTGTACTGTATGAGAAGATACAGTCATTAGAGATGTCGGCACAGAATGTCGGTAGGTTTAATGAAGAAATGGCTACCCTACAAGCTAACTTGTTTAACTTAGAGCAAACAGTTAGAGATGGTGGTTTTGATTTAGACAGATATTACTTACTAGAAAAGTGGGAGTATCAAGACCTTAACGATTCTTTAACTAGGGTAGAAACACAAGTACAAACTGTTAACAATAGTATGTGGGAACTTAACGATTTGAAAACTAGATTAGCTTACTTAGAAGCAAATAATCATCAACATTAAATGAGTAAGAGTAAAGAATTTTATAGGGATAACGATTACAGTCAATGTACTCCTAAACAAAATGAAAGAGGTACGTGGATAACTATTTGTAATTGTAAACATGGAAGCAGTAGCCATGAGTGATAACGGATATACACAAAAGGAGATGACTGAAAAAATCATGGTAGATATTGATAAGATATTTGAAAAACTAGAACAACTACAAAAAGATTTGGCTACAAGACCTACACGGCAAGAAATATATGGCTGGATTATAGCTGGAATCTCTATTGCAACACTTATTACTATTTTAATGTAACTAGACACATTCTAGAACATTTGTTCTACAATATATAGTATGGACAAAGACACCAAAGGTCTTATATCTAAACGTAAAGATATAGCCCATAATGAAGAACTAGGTAATAACTTCTACCCTAGTGGGTGGCAACCTCGTGCATCTTTTGATGAAAACACAAAGACTGGGGAAATACTTCATGTACAGCCCGACAACAACAACTTTAAATATGATTCTTTATTAAATGAGTGGGGTTTTGACAGTAAAGAATTTTATATTGATGAAGATACTATTAAATTTTCTACATGGAATGCACAGCAAAAAGGTGGCGTAATTGTTGATATGTATGCATTCAAAGCAGTTATTAAAAAACGTAATCCACATCATGATAAAAGTTATGCAAAACTTCTTAAAGAAATTAAAAAAAAGAAACCAGTCAAGGTTAAAAAGGGTGGTAATTGTGCATGGTTTTTCTTTATGGCTGATTGGCAACTTGGAAAAAAAGATTTAGGTGTTGAACAAACTATTGCATTAATTAGGCGTGGAATTGCAAATGGAAAAACTCAACTAAAAGATTTGGAAAAGCAAGGTCACGTTGTGAAAGAAATATATCTTATAGGGCTTGGCGATTTGATTGAAAATTGTTTTGGCTTTTTTGACCACCAACCCTTTAATGTATCTTTATCCAAAACTGAACAGGAACATCTTACTAGGGTTATGATACTGGAAATACTTGATGCATTTCTTGGTCAAGCTGAATCTATCGTTCTTGGTGGCGTACCGGGAAATCATGGGGAAAATCGCTCTGGTAAAGCAAGTGTTATGACTAATCGTTTAGATAATGCAGATACAGCTTCGATTCAAATAGTTGGAGAAATTATAAAAGGTAGAGAACGTTACAAGCACGTAAAGGTTGTTGTACCTGATGATTTTCATTTAGCCCTTGAAGTCTTTGGTAAAAGAATTGCATTTACACATGGTCACATGACTACTGGTGGTGGAGATATTTGGGGCAAGATTGAAAAGTGGTGGAAAGGTCAAATGTACGGATGGCTTCCAGCAGGTATGTGTGAGATTCTCGTCACAGGACATTATCATCATTTAAGAGTTGTAGAACAACTTGGTCGTGCATGGTTTCAAGCTCCATCCCTAGACCAGTCTGATGAATTTAAAGCAAGAACAGGCAATATGTCTAGAAATGGTGTCTTATCCTTTACTGTAAACAATGATGGCTGGGATAATCTAAAAATACTCTAAACACGTCATAAACAGACTGTTTTAAGACGATTTAAGAGGGTGTATTAGCGTCTAGGGTGCAAGTGCTTATAACCTAAACCCTATAAACATTGAGGCTTTTTAGGTATTAAAAACTGCAATCAACTCAACCCCAAAGGGAGTTGAATTGATTTAAGTGGTTTTTACAAATGGGTTTTCTATGCCCACTTATTGATAAATGGTTTTTTTTAGGGTTTAAAACCAACCCGTTACAGATGTAGCAAAAATATTTTTTGCAACATTTGCAGTTTGAAAAGTCGTAAAACATTGTTTACTCCTTATGTGGCTTATACTTCCTTGCCCTCTATTACCTTCTGTCCAATAAATTTCCAAATTTCCGGTATTTTAAAAAAATATTAAAAAAAAATAAAAAACCTACTACCATTAATAATGCATAAGGAGATAATATGTCAGCAGAAAAAATTGTAGGCATTGAAAATTCAGTATATGGGAAACCACAACTGATAAAACAAAATGATAAGGGTATTTATTCTTTTGAAGATTTACCTTTAGGAATAACTAGGTTAGAGGTAGATAATAGTAAATCTGTTAGTACCGATAATAAGTTGCCTGATACCAAACACGTTAACGCTTGATTCTTTAACAGAATACCAAGTGTGCAGAGAGCACCAAATAATCATAGAACACGTGATAGATTGGCAACCTATTGTTGCATCATATTTTGATGAGAAAGATGTCGTAAAGGCATTAACTATCATATACTGCGAGAGTAGTGGGCGTAGCTCTGCACGAAACATCAACACAAATAAAACAAGTGACATAGGTCTATGGCAATTTAATGATAAAACATGGGCATGGCTCAAAGATAAGCTGGGTGTCAAGTCAAACAGAAACAATCCAGATGTATCTACCCGTGTGGCTTCTTGGCTAGTTTATAATGATGGATGGCACCATTGGAACAGTTCACAACATTGTTGGGGGAAATATGAGTATTGAGCAATTTTTACTTATTATAATTTTAGTAATACAAATTACTTCATATCGATTAAAATAAACACATGGTAGAACACGCTGAAGTTTCATTATACGACTTAAAGATGTACCCTAATAATCCACGTATTGGGGATGTTAATACAATATATGAATCTCTTTTGGCAAATGGTCAATATAGACCACTTGTTGTTAATCGTAAAGATAATGTTATTCTCGCTGGTAACCACACCTTTAAAGCATTAAAGAGGCTGGGATGGGCAACAGCTATTGTTTGGTATGTAGATGTAGATGATGAACAAGCTAAACAGATTATGTTAGTTGATAATAAGTTAAATGATGATGCTACTTATGATTTTGAAAAACTTGAAAAAGCTATTAAAGACATGCAAGATGTAGGACAACTTATTGGTACTGGTTACACAGAACAAGCACTTGATGAAGTTCTTAAAGACTTGCCTACTGAACTTGAAACACCATCTAAAAACAGCTCTAAAGAGCCAACAGATGCTAAATTAGACGCAGTAATAGATGTCGTGTTGCTTCTCACAGATGAGAAATTTTATCTTTATAAAAAAGCCATTGGAATTATCGCAGACTATCACAAAGTTAATCCAACTAAAGCTGGAATAATTGCTGTTGAAAGTTATGCTAATAAATTAATAGGTAATTAAATATGAAGTATGAAGTCTTAGAAGTAGATGTTGATTCTTTAAAAGAATTTCCAGATAATCCCAGAGAAAGCAATATAGAGCCTATTAAACAAAGTATTGAAAAACATGGGCAATATCGTCCATTAACTGTAAATAAAAATACAAATGAAATACTTACTGGTAATCACACGTGGTTAGCCATGAAAGAACTAGGCATGGAAAAATGTACAGCTATGTTTGTAGATGTAGATGAAGTTACTGCTAAGAAAATAGTTCTTGTTGATAATAGGGCTAATGAACTGGCAACTTATGATAAAGAAATTATGGTTGAATTGTTGTCAGAGTTTATGGAACTTGGGAAATTGTTGGGTACTGGATATTCTGCTGATGAAGTAGATGATATATTGTCAGCTGTTGACGAGATAGCTGTTACAGAGTTTGAAGAATTTACTGGTGGGTTTGCTTTAACAGATGAAGAAATAGAAGAAGCACAAGAACGTATATCACAACCTAGTGATTACAAACCTAGAGAAAAACTGAATGAAGTTATCTTAGCTTTACAAAAAACAGACCATACAGTTTATGTTGGACACATGGCAACGATACAAAAATATACTGAAAAAACTGGAACTGATGCTTTGTATGAAGCTGTTCTTAACACAGCTAAGGATATAGAAAATGGTATTGGGGATAGACCATCTATCTTTGATAAACTTTTTGGTAAATGAACATATACATACCAACACTTAACAGAACAGAAAAACAAATAACTTTATCTAATCTACCTAAAACTTTATATGAACAAATTTATTTAGTATGTATTGGAGCAGAAGCAGAAGAACTTAAAAAATACGGAACTAATGTTTTAGTTACTCCACCTGAAGTTAAAGGTATTGGGGAAACTAGGCAATATGTAATTGATAACACAGAAGCTGAACACATTTTATTTTTAGATGATGATTTAAAGTTTTATAAAAGAAACGCTGATAAAAAATTGAGAAAGATAGTTGATAATCAATTTCATGAATTATACAACTGGATTAGCTCGGCTTTGCAAAAAGGTTATCCAATGGTTGGAGTATCTGCACAAGCAGGTAATAACAGGTTTGATGGTAACTTTGCTTACCTGCAAAGAATCTTTACTGTCTATGGTCTTAACACAAAATTTTTAAAAGATAACAATATAAGGTTTGATGAAATGAAACTTATGGAAGATTTTAATGTTGCTCTAAAAGTTATTAGACACGGATATAAAACAGTTATGAACACAGAATTTGCACACACACAATCAAATAGTAATGCAACAGGTGGATGCTCGTCTTACAGGGATTATGAGTTGCAGAAAGAATCTGCATTTCAACTTATGGAAAACCATTATCCATTTGTAAAGGTTGTAAAGAAAAAGTCTAAGTCATGGACAGGTCTTGAGGAAAGATATGATGTTAGGGTGCAATGGAAAAAAGCATACTTGAAAGGAAGTTATTAAATGGTTGAAAGACTTATAGAACTAATAAAACAAATTGATATAAGTAAATACACACAGGAAGAATTTATTGAGGTTGTTGATGCAATCTTTGGAGAACTGCGTGGACAGTTTATAGATGAAGCTATAAATAAAGTGCTAGATGAAAGTGGATGGAGAGATACTGGTGGGCAGGGATAATCGTTGTTCAAATTGTGACCAAGTAAAAATATTAGATGGCAAGACCGAACTTTGCTATGATTGTAACAGAGGTCAAATATGATAGATATAAGATTACGTAGCAAAATAAGTCCAGAAGAAATGAAGCAAAAGATTGGTAAGATTCTTACTGATGATGATTACAATTTGTTAATTCATAAAGATACCACTATACGTGGTACTGATGGTCGTGTTGTTGCTATATTTCAAAAAGGTGTCATACCTACTGATATTATGGATGAATCTTATGAAACTTTACATGACTTAAAAAAATATCAAACTAATAACAGGGGATTGGCTAGTGGAACTCCACGTATAAGTAAAGGCGAGGGTAAACGTTCTGCTACTGCTAAAAGTATTGCAAGTGCAACTATTGGTAGCTTTGATGCAGTCGGTGCGAAACAATATTGTAGGTTAACTGCTTACAGTGGTAAAGAAACTGAAGAATATAAAAAGTTATTTCCATTATTTCAATTTATTGGAGATGAGATGAAAGACAAAGCACCAGATAGATATAACGCACAAATGGAATTTGTTGATAGAACTCATGATGACTGGGTTATTCCTAACACACCATTCACAACTGTAACTGTAAATAACTCATATCCTACTGGTGTACATACTGACAAAGGAGATTTAGATGAGGGTATATCTACCCTAGCTTGTATTAAAAAAGGAGATATGCAAGGTGGCTACTTGGTCTTACCAGAATTTAGAATTGCTTTTAAAATGGGGCATGGGGATTTGTTAATATTTGACGCTCATCAATGGCATGGAAATACAAAACTTATTAGCAATAGTGATGACGCTGAACGTATCTCGGTTGTTTGTTATTACAGAACACGCATGGAAAATTGTGATGATATGGATTCTGAATATTTAAAGCGTTTGAAAGTGCAAGAAAAGAAGTTAATAGATGGCTGATGTCGAATGGCAACCAGATGAATCTTTTTCTGAATATAAAGCTAGGAAAACTGCTGGTATGCAAGGCATGGGGCAACCCAACTCACAAAAACGTATGGCAGGTAAGTGTCCAAATACAGATAAGTTAAAAACTAAATGTGATTGTAGGACTTGTATTAATCGTAGGAATAGGTCTAAAGGTAGACGTAAGCAAAACTTAGCTCGTAAAAAATTAAATATACCTAATAATAGGTTTCATGGTGCAGACGCACACGAGGAGAATTGGTCTACTGGTTTAAGGGTTGAAGTAAAAGCTGGTAAACAAGTAAATCCACTAGCTACTGTTTTTTATAAATCTAAACAACAATCTGATGTATCACATAGGGCTTTTGGTGGTATGGGTAAACCATTTATACAGGTAAGTATGCCAGACGGAACTACTAAAGGCATAGTTAGTTTTGAGTTAGATGATATTGAAAATGTATGTATGGAAGTTTTAAAAAATTTTGGTTATGAGTTTGGGGATTAGTGATGTTCACTAAGGCATTGCTTATGATGATAATACATCGAAAGGCACCTGTCTAGAGTTCTCCTCTAGCTCTATTTCACATATACCCCAATCTTTGTCAGCTACTTGGTATGTAAGCATTCTTAGCAGGATATTCTACTTTACATCTAGCACAATATGAGAAGCCATCTTCAAAGTCATGGACTTGTAAATGGTTTAAACCCTCACACATAGGTAGTTGCTCAGTTTGTTTATCCTGTAATAATTCTCCTAACATTGACCAATGCTTTACTATTGCATAAGGTGTAACAGACATTGTAGTCCATTCCTTACGATAGACAAGCACTCGGTCGATAATGTCGTCATACGTAGCTCCAGCTTCTTGTAACTGCTTCGCACACTTGTTAAATCCACCAATCTCAACTTTTGTTGCAGGCATATATATTGCTTCTGTTAGGGCTTTATATTGCTCTGCAAACTTGCTTTGTTTAATTGGCTTTGATTTGTAGCTCTTATGCGAACTGCCCACTAGGTCATCTTTGACTTGGGGTGGCTCGTATATGAACGATGGTGTATGCATAACTGTATACAGGTTGCTGGTTTGCTCTCCTGTTGCTTTGTTGTAACGTGCCTCTACTAGAATTGCTTTAATATCTTTCAATTCATTTAAAGCACGTTTAACTGTTGAATCGGATGTGTGCATACGTTTAGCAATAGTCTTTATTGCTGGAAAGCATGTAGCGTCATCCTTATTAGCATATCTATTAAGAACTGAATATAGTCTAACGGCTTGTGCCGAAATAGGTGCGTCAATTACCCATTCAGGCACAATCGCAAAATATATATCGCTCTTAATATTATTACTTTCCACTTAGAAAGGTGCTACGTTATCAGCAGTATCTGTCTTAGCAGTTGGTGGAACGCTCTCATCAACTTTTTGTTTTAGTTGTTCAATCATTCCACTTGCAATACCCTTAGTAACTTTGCCGTCAAGTAGTTGAGTAAAAGCACCCTGCTCACTTGCAGGTATCTCTTTTATCAAGCTCTTAATGAATGAGAGTTGCTTGTCACTAGCATCTTCATTTGGGTTACCAATTTTAGGCGTACCAGAGTTGGCATTGTTGTAGTTTTTCTTAGGTTGAAAAACTGGCTTCGCAGGTGTTGCCACTTCCGTAGCCATGCCGTTTCCGTACTTGCCTAGTATTGCTTCTGTAAATGTTGCAGTCATGCTGTTAATCTCCTCGACTGTTATCTTATTAGCTACTGCTAAGTCGATAGCACCCTTAAAGCAACATTGTGCAACGATTAAGTTTTCCTTACTCATTATTCTCCTGTTCTTTTTTTAGTTGGCTTATATCTTTTTGTATAGTCTTTAAGGTCTTGTTCAATTTACGAATCTCATCATAAATTATTTGTGAAGAACTCAACCTATACCAATCGCAGTCTGTTTTCTCCGTTGTCATCATCTGGAGATGAAATTAGGTAGTAAACAAACTTACCATTAGTTTTGTGTTGTACTGTTGCAATATCCCATCCCTCAGCTCTAAGGTCGTGGATAACTCCACCGAATCTTGTACAACGTAAGTCAAATACAAACTCTGCATTTGTAATCGGTGCTTCGTGCCTGTATCTTTTTAGAACATACGCTATTAGTTCAGATTTATTCTTCACATAAATAGGTATAATTTCTCCTCTAAAATGCGATACAGTTTTTCTAGTTTTTGTACTCATACTTGCTCCATTAAAGGTGGTATATTCGTACACCTGTTTTTAATGTAGTCGTTATGATGTACCCAGAATATAATTTCACAAGCAAACCAAACTGGAATACCACTAATTTTATAATCTGGATTTGGCAATCTGCCTTGATGTCGCCATGATGCAACAGTCGCTCGGTCAATACCGAGCAACTCTGCAATCTCTTTAACACCAACTAATTCGTCTTTGGGTTTGTTATAGACAGTCGTTGTCTTTTCAAACACAATAGTTGATACTGTCATAGCTCTCCTATACTTCGAGTAAACTTTTTACTCTGTTACTTATAGTCTGATTGTCATGGATGAAGTTACTTGCTTGACGCTCTAAAGCGTTGCCTCTAACTTTTTTATCCCACAACTCATAACTGTTGAACGCATTGAAAACACCCCATGCAGTTCCTACGTGAGTTTCCTGCACATAGTTGCTTTTGATGTTTGCAATTTTATTTTTGTAGTTAGCTTCAACTCTAGGTTTATCCATTTCCTCATCGCTTGGTCTAGGAAATAATTTTTCTAGAATATCGTAGAACTTCTCATCGGCTACTTGTTGGTCAATCATTCTCTCCACTTGCTCTTGGAAAGAACTGTAATAATCAACCACAAGCCCTAATGATTGTCTTGCATAATCTACTTGGTTAGATATACCTGATGTATGTCTAACTGATATTTGTTGGTTAGCACCTTTTAACGCCATACGTAAAGTGTTATTACACACAACTCGTATTGGTGTCATGGTTACTTTCAACGCTGATGAGCCATCGTGTGAGTTGGATAACAACATATATGGTTTAATGTCATCTCCATCTACTTGCGATATACCCTCAACGTTTTCTAGATTCATAAGAATCCAAATGTTCTTGCCGTTGAACAAGCTACCAGCAGTTTCGTATTTAGCTTCTCCACTATCTACAATATTATCCATGAACGTAAACGCATCACGATTTTGTAATGGTGTGTACTTGCTTCCTACTGTACCTAAGCAAGAGTTGTCACTATCTCTTACAACGGCATATTTATCTGGAACTGCTCTCTCTAGGTTTTCACCATAGACAGTTAATGTGTTATAGAACATATCTTTAAGTTCTACTCTCCAGTCCAATCCAGCTGTAACTAACGCATCGTTTGCAGTTAGTACGCCATCTGTTATCGTTCCTAGTTTGTGCCATGGGGTTTCCAAAGCACTAAACATAGTTTCTACTTCTGCACTCATTTGAGTACCTCTCTTTCTTTAGTGTTAGGTCATGCCTAACGAGATGCCTACTATCTTTTGGGTGTTAGTACGTATAACAAAGGGCAATAGTAAGCATCTCGCTAGACACATATCTAGCGATTGCCGTGTTGGGTTACTTCCAAACAGTAGGTACGTCTTTTTTGTACTGCTCTGTCCAGAGTTCTGATTCAGTTTTTTTAGGTTGTGTTTTCTTTTCAAGCCATCCACTTAAATCCCAAATGAATTTAGTAGCCATGATTGATATAAATAAACAACCGATTAATGCATATTCCATTAGAACATACCTCCAGCTGAATCTTTGAGAAGTTCGTTTTGCTTCTCTTTATTTTCTGCATCAACTATTGCAAGTTGATAATCGTAAACAACGTTTAAGGTTTTAATAATCTCATGGTGTACTGCACTATAAACTGAATGCAATATTCTGTTTGAGTTAATCCCTTGTTCGTCATTTTCTCTTATTTTTTCTGCTATTGGAGCAAGAACTTCGTCCATGATACTTCTGTTAATATCTCTTACAAGGTCACTTGCTTCAGGTATTTCGTCATATACTTTTGCCATATTTTTCTCCTAACGTTTTATAGCATTTGTCACAAGCAAAAAAATCTCTGCTCGTAATAGGGAACACATGATACTCTCCACACATAAAGCAACTGAACTTTTTCAATTCTTTAGGCGTGTTGTAATTTTTTAACATAAAGTTTTTTAAGTAAAACAAAATATTAAAAAAGTAATTAATTACTCTCATTACGTTCCTCTTTTAATTTATTCTTTATCTTTTTAATTAAAGCGTTTTCAAAAGATTCTGCCTGTAACTTATTAACAGCTACTGGATGATTCTTTTGTGTAGAGCCACGCTTCTTAGATTTAGCTCTCCTGCGTTGTTGCCTGTTCATAACACAAACCTTAAATGACCACGTGGTCTTGGGTATGGTTTTAACTTGCCTGTCATTCCTACTGTCTGTGTGTTGCCAGTTGGTACAACATTATTTTCTACTGTATAAATAGGTGCTGATAACTGTACGTGCCTGTCTGCACTCACAACATGAGTTAAGACGGCTGTATTGTTTTCAACATAACCTAAATATGTTTTTCCTAGAATTAAGTTATCTGATTCACAGATAGCTGTATATTCTTTCATGATTCTCCAATCGTTTGTAGTGATACCTAAGTATCTATCTACCCACAATTTCTTATGGGTAGTTAGATAATTACGGGTATAATATAAGATGACAAATAACATCGGCAAAGTTGCTCATATATTTACCGTCATCGTCAAACAAGTCGATATCTTTATGATAACTAGCAACGTGGTCGTTATTTACTTTTGTATTTACATTTGCTATGTGCGTATACATTGGTTTGACAAAAGTTCCGTCACTTCCGAAAATGAAAATACTTTTGCTTAATGTGTAACCACGACTTGTATCGCTGTAATAAAATGATACGCTTCTATCACTTACTGGTAATAACTTGTGGTCGTCATCACTTTGGTTGTAATCTACAATTAGTTCCCAATCTTTTGTGGAAAATGTATATTGCAAGTTTTTAGGGTATCTAAAATTTGCAGTATCAATTTGTTCTCCTTTCACATCTGTCCATTTTGCTATGTCTTTTATTATTTTTGTATATAATGATTTATTCATTTGTTATTCCTTTTTTTAAGTGGTACTTATGTACCAATCTGCCCTCACTATATGTAAGAGCAGTTTGCTACTAAGCAACGTTGCTTTGTATTATTGATTCGTATGCACGTTGTCTTTTGCATATATCCTCATAATCAAAAACGCTGAAGAATTTTACATCAAGTATTTTTTTGCCGAGTACATCCTCAACTTCTTTACAGAACTTTAAGGTTGCAACTTTCTTAATACCTTTCATAGCTTTAGGGTTGATACCTAATTTCATGGCTTGGTTGAAAGTGCAAAACCTATGACCATCTGCAAATCCTAGACCTGCAAGTAATTCATAGTTTGTACCTGTGTATGTATTTCCTGTTAATGCGTTAATCATTTTTCCTACTTTCGTTTTTAAGTGATACTTCGTATAAGTATCTATCTGCACACCCTAAGATATGCAGTTAGATAATTACTTACAATGATTTCATGCCAGTCAATATGTCGATACAATATTTCATGCCATCAGTAAAACCATTGTCGTATGCTTTTTGATTTTTTAAAGAGCCACCAAGTAATTCTTTTTTAGTAGCGACTTCATAAAAGTCGTTGCATTCGATTATTTGCCTTTGTAACTCTTTCTTGAGAGCTTCTGCTATTTCTTTATTCACGTTTATCTCCTTTATTTTTAGTTATGATTTGTGAGCCCTTGCTAATTTTACTTACCTAATGGTCGTTTATCTTAACAAAAGTGTCTAGCACCAACTTGTTAAGGTTTTTTCGCAGTTGTTTGAACATCGCAATGAGTGGTATTTATTGATACCCACAAATCATAATTCGTTGATACTTCTTGTAAGTATCTATCTACCCACCGAGTTGATGGGTAGTTAGATAATCACTCTCCAGCGTTAGCAAGTTCTTCAACATCAGGCATAGTCAATTTAAGCATTGATATTTCGTTCCTGAGATTTCTTAGAACACATGATTCTTCACAGAAGTATGTAGCACCTTTGAATAAACTCTCGTATACGAATTCGTTTTCGTTTAGATATTCTTCACAATATTCACATTTTTCTGCCCATCCGTCATTAGTATCTTCATCAAGAAATGGATTGTCTAGTTTTTCAACTGTGTCCATGTGTTCTAGGTTTTCTACTATTACTTCTAGTTCCTCTAGTCTTGCTTTTTTGTCGGCTAGTATTTTTTTCCAGTCAGTCATTTTTTTTCCTTTGTTTAAGTGATACTTCTTATAAGCATCTATCTGCCCTCACTTAATGAGAGCAGTTAGATAATTACAATGTGATTGTAAAGTGTACGCTAAAGTCGTTGGGAGTTCTTGTGATTGCGATTTTGCCCATATGGGTTACATCGTCTGTACCACCCTCATTATCCCAGAATCTTGCTCGTGTAATTCTGTACTCGTTAGTTTCGCCGACTGGTAGTTGTACTCTCTCGTGACAAAGCATTTGTGCATTGTCGACTAGGAATCTTGCGATAGCTTCCAAACTGATTTCTCCGTCTGTGTAGTATTCGCTAATTTCTTGGTCTTTTGTTTGAAACCAGTTACCGAAGCATCCAAACATCTTGTCAGAGTCTGTATTCTCGAATTGTATAGTTTCATGTGTTAGTGTTTTTCCGTAAGTTGTCATTTTGTTTTCCTTTTTTTTAGTGGAACTGATTGCTCCATAAGGCACCATCCGTAAATGATGCCCTAGCAAAAATCAGAATTATAATTGTTTAGTTTTTTTCTCGTTCTAAATGCTTTGGGGTCAATCGTATTTAGCTGTTGTGTGTAAAGAGCACACAGCCACATGGGCTACCTTGACTATCTCATAAATTTCTTATACTAACATTCGTGGACTATGTCAGCACCGTACCCACACAATTTCGTAAACACCTCCAATAACGGTCAATGGTCGCGTGAGCTGGTTTGTCGGCTTTCGCAGGGAAGCGTACTGGGTTTTTGACTGCTTGCAGGGACGACTGCAACCAACAGTTTACAGCTAAATCCAGAGCCCCCCAAATGTGTGTGTGTTTTTCATAGTAATACTAGTTTAATCGGTAATTCTTAATTATGTATTAATAATTAAATAATGTATGTTCTGTACTTACAAAAAACCCTTATTACAATAGAGTGGATAAGACGCTAAAAAAACTTTAAAAAAAAGTGAAAAAATTTGCTGAATTTTGAGTGAAAATGTACCTTGAACTTTAGTTTTAGGAGTTGAGAAAATGTCGGAACAAGAGATGAAATTACGCTATAAATTCTTAGATGAATCTGTATGGCAACGTCTTAATCAAGCCATCTCAGTTGGTGCTTACATTGAAGATGCTTGTATTTTTGCTGGGATAAGTTCTAGGCAGTTCCGTAGGTGGAGAGAACTTGCTGAACAAGGTATTGAGCCTTACGCAGAACGCTGGGAAGAAATAAACAAATCTGAATCACAATCTATTGTACGTAACTTGTTTAATATACAGAACGCTTCTAATAATGGAACTTGGCAGGCTTCTGCATGGTTGCTCGAAAGGAAATATCCAGAGAAGTATGGTCGTAAAGAAACTGTTAACGTAGAAAGCAACAATAAGCAATTTGATGTGGAACTCTACTGGAGTGATGGTAAAAAGTTTGTTGAGGGTGAAGTCGTGTCCGATATGTCCGATAATAAAAAAGATGAAGAAGAATAATGGCAATCCCACAAGACTTTGATGATACTAATGAACAGTTTATTGACATCGTACAAGCTAATGATTGGGGATTTCCTATCACTATATTTGAAGAAGTTGCTAATGAATCTGAAGATTATTTTCGTGGGGGATTCTACGTGTTACCTATTCCACAAGCTGTACTCAAACTTTGGATTGAAATGTTAGAAACACCAGATGAGGACAATGGAAACTTCTTTACCGACTGATAATACAGGTGGACTTAAACCTTTTAAGGTTAAACTCCCTGAACTGCATTCAGGTCAGCTTAATGTTGCTTCCAGTAAGGCACGTTTTAAAGTTCTCGTAGCTGGTCGTAGGTGGGGAAAGACAAGACTTGGTGTGTGGCTCTGTATAGCAAAAGCTATGCAAGGCAAAAGAACATGGTGGGTTGCTCCAACGTATGCTATGGCTCTAGAGGGTTGGAAAGAAATTAGAAATCTTGGTATTGACTATGGCTGTATCGTCAAAGAATATGAAAAAACTTTATACACTCCTACTGGTGGGCAAGTAACAGTTCGTTCTGCTGATAACCCAGATAGGTTACGTGGAGCTGGACTTGACTACATTGTGCTTGATGAGTGTGCATATATTAAAGAAGATGTATGGAAAGAAGTCTTACGTCCAACTCTAACTGAGCGTAGAGGTGGTGCTTTGTTTATCTCATCTCCTAAAGGGTACAACTGGTTTTCTAGATTGTTTGATGACGCAGTTAAATATGATGACTGGGATAGGTGGCAACTTCCTACTAGCACGAATCCTTATGTACCTAATGATGAGCTTGAAATTGCTAGGCGAGAGATTGGTAGCTTCTTGTATTCGCAGGAATACTTGGCTGAGTTCGTTGAAGCAAAGGGTGGAATAATCCATCCAGAATGGTTTAGGTATTATCAAGATGGAAAGAAGCAAGTTTATGATGATAAAGGTTATGAGAAAACTGTTACTACTATCACAACTGCTGATGTAGAGCATAATACAGAAGATTTAAGACGCATTACTACTGTTGACTTGGCAACTTCTACCAAAGAATCTGCTGACTACACAGTTGTTACTACTGTTGGTATCGCTCCTAATCAAGATGTATTCGTGCTTGATGTTGTTAGGGCTAGGCTGGAGGCTCCACAAGTGCTGAAGCTGTTGCAAGATGTCTATGATAAATGGCAACCAGAAGTTATGGGAGTTGAACGTGCTGGGTATCAACTTGCCTTTGTACAGATAGCTAGACAACAAACTAATCTACCCATACGTGAACTTCGTGCCGATAAAGATAAAGTCAGCAGAGCGTTGCCTTTGTCTGCTAAGATGGAAGCTGGACAAGTCTATTTTCCTAAATATGCAGATTGGTATTTGGATTTAGAAAAAGAGCTACTACAATTTCCAGCAGGAGAACATGACGACCAAGTAGACAGTTTGGCGTATGCGATATTGCAAGTAGCAAGAAAAAGAGAGTTTAGAGCATATTGATAGAACACAATAGGTTGGCTTTGGGTGGGTTTTTCCTTTGGGTGTGTTCATTAATCCACTCTTAGCCATAGAGGAGAGAACGTGGCAGAACGTAGAAATTTAAGTGACATAATATTTGGCAGAGCTAAATCTGTTGACGAACAAAAAAGAATAAACTTTTTCCGTGATAGCGATTCTCTTTACAATAACAATAATTTTTTACAGGGCTGGAACTCTAAAGCAGGTGCATTTGATGTAAGCTCTATGGGTAATGGTGCTTCTAACTCGGCAGTAGTTGCTTGTCTGCAAACTTTAGGTATGTCATTCTCTGAAGCAACACTTATGGTCAAGGAATATGATAAAGATGGCTTACAACAAGAATTAATTAATCATCCGTTCACTATGTTGATGAGGCGTCCAAATCCATATATGTCTGGAGATATAGTTCAACAATATATTATTAATGCTATGCACGTATCTGGAGATGCATACTTAATCAAACAAAAGAATAACGCTGGTCAACTGGTTGCTCTTTATCCGTTGATGCCTGAAAATGTTACTCCTAAAGGTAATGATAATGAACTTATTACTCATTATGAATATGATACAAACACCAAAAGTGTTTTAGTGACACCACAAGATATGGTACATATCCGTCTAGGGCTTGACCAAACTAATCACAGGCAGGGCTTTGCTCCACTTCGTTCTGTTCTTAGGGAAATTTATGGAGATGAATCTGCTGGGCAAATGGCTACTGCACTTCTTGCAAATAGTGGTGTGCCTAATGTAGTTATCTCTCCCAAACAAGATTTTGGTTTAACTGAAACTGAAGCTGAACAAGTCCAAAGAGCGTTCAAACAAAAAGTAGGGGGAAAGAACAGGGGTATGCCTTTAGTTCTTAGTGGCTCAATGGATGTTAAGAAAATGGCTTTTAGCCCTACTGAATTAGACATTGGTACGCTTCGTAGGGTGCCAGAGGAAAGAATTTCAGCAGTACTTGGAGTTCCTGCAATCTTAGCTGGTCTAGGTGCAGGTTTGGATAGGGCTACTTATTCTAATGCTAGTGAGCTTCGTGAGTTCTTTACTGAAAGCAAACTTATTCCTTTATGGAAGCAAATCTCTGAGGAGCTTACACAACAAGTCTTACTTCGTGATTACGAGATTACTGATGGTACTTCTGCTGAATATGATTTCTCTGATGTACGTGCATTACAAACAGACCAAGACGCTCTATATACTCGTATGAATGTTGGTGTACAAGGTGGCTGGATAACTATTAAAGAAGCTCGTGAAGAAGTCGGTTTACCTGTTGATGAATCTCAAGAGGTGTACTTACTTGATGCTAATAAGATATTAACACCAGCTAACTCTATGGATGAATATACTGCTTCTGAAACTCCTACTGAATCTGCTGATAAGCCCGTTGCTGAAGTGCAACCACAAGTAGAAACTCTTGATGATGAAGAACAAAAGTTTCACGAATATAAAGTTGTTACAGAAATAGATGGAGAATACTGCGTAATTGCAGAAGTATCAGGGCGTAATATGGGTTGCTATCCAACACGTGAACTTGCCGAAGCTAGATTATCACAAGTTGAAAGATTTGGAGATGGTAGCAAAATAGCACTAAGTGGAGATAAGTTTACAACACAAGAAGAAGCTGAAAAACGTGCTTCTGAAATTGGTTGTGTAGGTTATCACACTATGGATGATGACGGAAATACAATCTATATGCCATGTGATACTCACGAAGAATATGATGAGTTGATTGATGGAACAGAAACAAGTTAGCCAGAGGGTACGTAAAGCTCTTGAAAAAAAAGTTGAAGAACACAACGAGAAGCACGGCGATTCTGCTGGTAAACGTGTCACTCTCCGTATGCTTATTGCTGTATTTAAACGTGGAGTAGGAGCATACAATACCAATCCAGCGTCTGTTAGACCATCCGTAACATCTCCTGACCAATGGGCTTATGCTCGTGTAAACGCGTTCCTGTACGCTGTGAGGACTGGTAAGTTTCGTGGTGGTAAGTTTGATACTGATTTGTTACCTGCTGGTCATCCTCTCTCTAGTAAATCAATGACTAAAGGTCTTTATGATGATTTGAATTTTACTATTCCTAAAGGTGCTAAAGAAGAAGCTAAACGTGGACTGGAATGGCGTAAAGAATTTGGTAGAGGTGGTACTTCTGTTGGGCTTGGCTCGGCTAGGTATATCCTTAACAATACAACTGCTGGTGCAGAAAAAACTAGACATATTGCTAAGTATTTTCCTAGGCATGAAGTTGATAAACGTGCAGAGGGATGGCGACAGGGAGAAAAAGGTTATCCAAGTAATGGTCGTATAGCTTGGGCATTATGGGGTGGAGAAGCTGGTAAGACATGGTCACAAAAACTTGTAAGAGCTATGAACAAACGTGATGAAAAAGCAAACTCTGCATTTGAACTTATTGAACGTAGGAACAAACTTCGTGAAGAAGATTGGGAATATAGATTAGGTAGATTTCGTGATAACGAAGTTAAAGACATTCTCTATAAAGAACATGATAAGTTGTTAACTCAATGGGAAACTGTTCTTAAAGATGTTTACTTTGACTTATTGCAATCACAAGACTTAAAAATATTTAATCAACTTAATAGATATTTTCCTACGGAGATAGGTGTGGAAAGTATTATTGATTTTAATATTGATGAGAACGTCAAGACTTGGTCTCCTGATGTTTTTGATTTGTATGTATCGTTGGCTAATGACTTTGCATATTATCAAGTTGACTTGTTACTTCCTAATGAGAAAGCAAGTCCTTATGTAATTCCACACAGGGAGAAAAGAAGTCGTAATGATATTATTGAACAAGGATTCTTTTACAGGCTCATATCCGTAGAAAGATTTCCTTTATCTAATCTTAAGAATAACAGAGAAGCTATTGCCTATATAAATAGTCGTATTGATACGATGCTTCCTAACATGGCTGTAACTTCTAAAAAAAGATTTAACCTAGAGTTCCGTAAAGCTCTGCAAGAGGGTATGGACTTGGGTTACTCTGGTCGTAAACTACAAACATTCGTTGCTAACTCTGTTAAAAAAGTTTTGAGTAAAAGAAATCTTTCTAGGGCTTTGACTATTGCTCGTACTGAAGCGAACTCACTTGCAAATTATGGTAGAGGAGTAGGTGCAAACTCAACTGGGATTCTATATACTAAAGAATGGATTTCTCAAAGAGATGGGAAAGTGCGAGATGCACACGTTATACTAGATGGAACGGAAGTTAACGAAGATAATAACTTTGAATATCAGGGTTACAGGTTAGAATATCCAGGAGATAGTTCCTTGGGAGCACCTGCTGGTTTAACAGTAAATTGTCGTTGCTTCCTAAGTTATCACGAAAAGAGGATATAAAGTTGAAAGAGCAAAAAGCTAAAGATTTACTAAGTTTTGATGAAGCTGAGGGTAAAGTAAGTGCAGTATTTTCTGTATTTAATGAAATAGATTCAGATGGAGATGTAGTTCTCCCTAAGTCCATTAGAAGTGGCTATGGCGACAAGGGTGTCGTTATGTGCTGGGGGCATGACTGGAAGCATATCATCGGTAAAGGTGTTATTCGTAACGAAGATAGTCAAGCTGTTTTTCATGGAGAGTTCAACATGAACACTACTGCTGGTAAAGAAGCATACGAAACTGTTAAAGCTATGGGAGACATTCAACAATGGTCATTTGGTTTTGAAGTTAATGATTCAGAGCGTGGTATGTTTACAAAAGACGGGCAAGAAACTGAAGTACGTTTTCTTAAAGATGTTAAAGTCTGGGAAGTTAGTCCAGTTTTAGTGGGTGCAAATCAAAATACACACACACTTGCAGTCAAAGAAAAAGATTTAAAAGAAGAAGATATAGTTGATGACGTTGACACCGAATTTGAGGAAGTCGAAGAAGTCAAAGATGTCGGATTAAGATTTACCGATGAAGTAGATAACTTGCTTATCAAGATGACTGCTTTGTTGAAAAGGGCTAAGGAGCTTACTGCCTTACGCTTGGGTAAAGAGAAAACATTATCAGAAGATAGCACAGAAGCATTGACTTCTTTGAAAGATGCGTTAGAAGAAATGCATCAAGATATAGATACTTTGCTTACTGTTGGCTCTGCTGATGATGTTGAAGTAATACAAGATGAGATTGATGTTAACGATTTGTTTAGAACTACAACAGATTTGTTAGCTGATACTCTTGATTTATAGGAGATATTATGGCTGATAATACAGTTAAACTTCAAGAATTAAGAGAGAACTTAGCAAAGTTTGCTGGGGAAAAAGACTTTTCTGAATTTACACCTGAGGATAAAACCAAATGGGCGTCAATGAATGAAGAAGCTAAAACCTTAGCAGATGGTATTCGTGAGCAACAAATATTTGAAAAAGATATGAAAGCTAACGAAGAAGCAATTAGTGCAGGTAAGACTGTCGCTTCTCTCCCAATTCATGAAGAACAAAAAGAAATGCCTAAAGCATTAGGCGAACAGGTACGTGAATCAAGGGCTTATAAATCCTACATGGAAGATGGACAACTAAACATTTCATCAGAAGTAAAATACAATCCTTTATTGGAAAGTAAAACACTTTTGACTGAGACTGGTTATCCACCTGCAGTTACAAGGAGTGATTTACTCGTTCCTACTGCTTTAAGAAACCCTAATTCAGTTATAGATTTGTTTTCAGTAATTCCTACTGATTCATATCAATACAAGTATTTAGAAGAAACTACTTTCACAAACAACGCTTCAGAAAAAGCCGAGGGTACAGCCTTTGGAGAATCTGCGTTGGCATTTACAGAAAGAACTGAAAACATCAGAAAATTTGGTGTGTCAATTCCTGTAACAGAAGAATTATTATCTGATGTTGCATCTGTCAATGGATATTTAGACAGTAGATTAAAAACAATGCTCGAACTAAGATTATCCGATGTTCTCATCGGTGGCTCAGGTGTTGCTCCGATTATCACAGGTGTATTGAATAAATCTGGTATAAATACCTTTAACTATTCAAGCTACTCTGGTAATTTAGCAAGAATTGGTCAAATCTATCAAGCAATTACAGAAATTAGAAAAGACGCTTTTATGGAGCCTGATGCAATACTCATGCACCCAAGCGACTGGAACGACATAGTAACACAAGTTAACTCAACTGCTGGTACATCGGGTGCAGGATTTACAGAAGTATCTCCTACATTTGTTGGTGCAGGTATGTTTGGTAACTCTGTTACACCTCAAATTTGGGGTATAAGAGTTGTCCCTAATACTGCAATTTCAGCTGGTACAGTTCTAGTTGGTACTTTTGGTGGAGGCATGGCTTCACATATCATCACTCGTGAGGGTATGGAAGTTGCTATGTCAGATAGTCATGATGACTTTTTCACAAAAGACAAAGTAATGATGAAAGCAAGTATGAGGTTAGGTTTTGCAATCTATCGTCCAGAGGCTTTCTGTTCTATTACAAACTTCTAAGGAAGTTATTAATTGGTTTTGTTATCCCATTCGAGTTACGTAAGTAGTAAGAGTGGGATGCAAACTGGAAAGAAAGACAATATGATTTTAAAAAAAGATGTATGGATTGATGAAGATGGTAAAGTCGGCGAGGGTAAAGATGGTTTACCTAAGGGATGGGCTAAAGGCAAATTAGTTGCTAAAGCTGGTACAGAAATCTCTGACTTGCAAGCTAAAGAACTCGGTCTTAAAAAAGAAACTAAAGCAAAAAAAGCACAAGAAAATAAATCTAAGTAGGTAGTCAATGTCTAACCAGTATGTTGATAAAGCAGATTTAAAAACCTATATAGGATTAACAGGTACTGGTCAAGATACCAATATTGATAATGCTATTGATGGTGCTAGTCGTCTTATAGACAAGATGTGTGGTCGTCATTTTTGGCAAGACGCTACTGTTACAGACAAGTTCTACACACCTATTAACTCTTATTATTTAGAAATAGATGACTTATCTACAACTACTGGTCTGGTTGTGAAACTAGACACAAATGATGATGGTACTCATGATAAAACATTAACTATTGATACCGACTTCGTGTTGAAACCATACAACCCTCAGGTACATAAGATTTCTAGTACAACCTATTACTATCCTCATAGTGAAATAAATATACTTCCAACTCGTAGTGATGCACATTTCGATGCATTCGTAACTAAGAATGTTAAAGTGACTGGGAAGTTTGGCTGGAGTGCCGTTCCTGAAGCTATTAAACAAGCAACTCTCATACAGGCAACTAGGTTGTGGAAGCGTAAAGATACACCCTTTAATGTTTTTGGTAATGAACAAACAGGGCAAAAAGAATTATTTAATAAAATAGACCCTGACGCATTGCAACTTATAAAGGGTTATGTAAAGCACAAGCTATGAGTTTTTCTGTTAGTGGTGCTAACAATATAAATAAACGTTTACAACTAAGTGCTTTGGGTGGAGTTGCACTTCGTAACTTTTTCTCACAGTACGGGCAAGTTGTTGTTACTAATTCTAAAAAAGAAGCACCTAGATATAAAGGTAATCTTAGGGGTAGTCTTACGTTTAAAAGAATTGATGGTGTCGGTCGTCTACCTATTGGTATAGATGTCTATTCTCGTAGTCCTTATGCTTTGTACGTACATGGTTTTTACGACATGAAAGTTAAGATGAGTAAGCCATGGTCAAGAAGTAAGCCACATTATCCACCTATCTCTGCTATCAAAGGGTGGGCAGATGA